ATATCAGCTGGATTCTTCTGACATATTTCGCAAAACACGCTTCCTCTTTCCTCTGCCGATAGTTATTATCATAGGCTCGACTGCTACTACTCCACTATCTGCGTCAGGCTCAGGCAGGAATTCAACATTATCTATGTCAGCCTCAACTGCCTGAGAATCATCAGCATCTTCTAATAGCTCATCGTGCCTATCGCTCATAGCCTTTTCTAATTGCTTTAGGCTCAGTGTCGTTCCATATATCATTGCCGTCATCTGTGATGTCTATAACTGGTGGCTTAGGTGGGACATAAGTCGGGTTAGAATGTATCTTAAACGCCAGTTTAAATAGTATGGAGCTTAATTTATCCCTAAACCTGTTCATGCTATAGCTCCTCGTCTATCGGATCAACGATAGAACCAACTGTTAATAGTGAACCTGCCGCACTAGTAGCGTTCTCAACTGTTTGTATAACAGCTCGTGTTGCGTCCCAGATACCTGCCTTAGCCAAATCAATCGGGTCTTTGGATATATCTCGCAAATTAAATCCAAAGCCCGGCTCAGAACGCAGTACTTGTTCTAAACGATAGTCTGCCTTTTCAGCAGCGTTAGTCATCAGTTTGTTAAATGTATCTTGCAAGGCATCTTTGTACAGTTTAGATATCTTTAGCTCAGAAGCTCTGACTAACATAGTTGCACCGCCAGGCAATACACCATCAGACATAGCTGACTTAGTGGCCTCGATAGCATCTTCAACACGGTAACGCAATTCTTCCATTTCAGTTTGAGTTGAACCACCAACATTTACAATAGCAATCTTACCAGTCAACTTAGCTAGACGTTGCTCTAATGTATCTTTGCGGTTGGCGTTTGTTTCCTTGTCTATAGAGTCACGGATAATAGCCGCACGATCAACAATATCGTTTGTAGCACCAGCTCCACGGAATAGTATCGCTCGGTCAGCGTTTAGCTGTACACGCTCGGCACTACCGAAGTCATCAATGCTTAGGTCTTTTAGGTCATCGCCAGTTAGATATACTTTAGCTCCAGTGTATATAGCTATATCTTCCATAAAAGCCGATGCTTCATCGTTGTATGCAGGTGGGGGTATGATAACAACCTCAAAGCCCATTGCAACCTTTTCTCTGAGGTTTAGGAATAGTGTGGTCATAGCATCTGAGTTCATACGGACATCGCCAATTATAACTAGCTTCTTGTTGTCATCTTTTAGGACAGCAGCGAGTATAGGTACAACATCTGCGTTAGAACTAATCTGTTTCTGCGTGACAAATATGTGAGGCTTGGATAGTTCTACCTGTGCATTGAGAGCAAAGAAGCCTCTGTCAAAGTAGTAGCCATTGACCTTTTCAACATCTGTAGTTGGGTATTCCTGTTCACGAATAGTTATACCGCCAGATGTACCAATGTCGAGTAATGTTTCCGATACTAACTGACCTATTGCTGGATCTCCAGCCGATACTGTTGCCACCTCCAGTAGATGGTCTGTGGCAGATATGGATTGTTTGTTAAGCCAATCTATAACCACCTGACTGTCCTTAACTATCTGTCGCTTGAGTACCATGCCATTCTCTCCAGCAGCAACAAGTCTATTGCCACGATTGAACAGATGATAACCTAGCACAATAGTAGCGGTCGTACCATCTCCAGCAGTCTTGTTAGTTTTCTCACTAGCCTGTCGAAGTATCTGTGCTGCGTCATCTTCGGCTCTGTCCTTTAGGATCACACGCTTGGCCACGGTCACACCGTCACGAGTTAGAGTTGAATCACCATACGGCATACCAAGGATTACATTGTTACCGGCTGGGCCATAGGTAGAACTAACTACATCAAATATCTTCTTAGCACCTGCAACTAATGCTGTACGAGCGTTATCACCAGATAAAATGTTCTTTATTTCTCGTTTAGGTAGATCGCTCATGCTACTGCCACCTCTGCATCTTTATCTTCAGATTCACTAATGAATAGGTTGCCATTTTCTACACGAAACTGAGTGCCTTTAGTCGGGGTGTAAGCCAGTCGTTCTAGGGCTATAAAACTGAACATGTCAAACAAAGCACTGTTAGCTCGTTCGTGTATGTTCTGTACCATTTGTAACTCTACAGCTTTTAGTGAAAATTGCTTCTCGTCTGGTGTAGTTTGTTTAGCTTTTGCCATCTTCGTCCTCCTTATAACCAATTAATCTCCACCAAGGTATCAGCGCAAACGTCTTACCATCTTCTTCAAACGTCTGACCGCCCTCGGCATATTCTTCCCAACGTACTATTTTGCCTATGTATGCGTCTAGCATTTTACCAACTAATATTTCATCTATTCTTCCGTAGCTAGAAGCTGTCAAGTGATACGGAGTTACTGACGCATAGATTAGCCTCCCATACTTCATGCTCTCGTTATCGTCTGAGCGTGAAACTAAATCATCATCACGCATGACTTCAATCAGTACATTATTGTTTAGTGGTAGTGTATTCATAAGCCGTACAGCTGTTCCTTTCTTTATTATTTTAAGTATAACACTATTCAAACATGCTTAACACAATACTTATGGCCCAGAGAGCTACAGTACATATGAACATGAATGCTAGTATGTTTAGAGCTAGAGTTATCATATATAATCCTTTCGTTAAACTTCTATTCGATAGTATTGTTTGCAATTATGTGACTTACACCGAGCCTCTAAAACTCTGTCATCGGCACGAAGCATGTCTATGGGTATGCCACCGTCATGGATAGACACAAACTTATCTGATATAGCTATGAAAGGGTGGCCACATTCAATACAGTATTGATCTCGGTATAGTTTTCGGTCTATTGATTTGTACGTTAAAGCGATTGGCAGTTGGTTGTAGGGGGTGCGGAATGTTACAGATACTTGCATGTTATTCCTCTTGTCCAGCATATAATACGCCAGCTTCTTTGTATATACCACCCATTGGCGTAGTTTCTATGACACCACCACCTGCCGCTTCTTTGGGTTGTTCGGTTTGATAGAGTTGCCATGCCCCAGCTAAAGCCATCACTAAATCATCGTGCGCACCTTGTTCAGCTTCGGCTTTGCCTGATTCGGATATGATGAAACTAAACATTTCGTTGATTGTCTGGCGGTGATAGAGATGCAACATCCTGCCCTCTATAGCATCTTTGAGGTCTTGCAACATCTTTGGTCTGGTGGCTGAGTTAGTGTTGAAGCCTAGCTTGCCTGTGTCGGTTAGTTTACCCGTTGGGTCGATGTCGTGCATTGTATATATACGGTAATCCCCTACTCGATTAAGACGTGCCAGTCTGTCCATTTCAAAGTTGCCACCGTTGTTACGCTCGAAAGCTACAATAGGCTGGATGCCTGTTATCTTGGCAATTCTTTTCAGTTCTTCGTGTATCAGTGGTGTCATGTATGAGCCTGTAACCTTAGCATGGTAGACAATAGGTACGTCCAGCCATTTATGTGATAAGAATTGAACAGCACAATAATCTATTCCGCCGGCAGCTAAGTCAGCAAACGCAATAATAAACTCGTCCTGCTGTATCTCTCTAAATCTATGCCATGACATGATTACGCTCCCATCGCTGTGCTTCTTCTAAGTAGTGCTTGAGTGCAAGATTATCAATGTAGGTTTCACCTGACGCAATAAATGCCTCCTCTGGTGTTTCGGGGTATTCCTGCATATACAATCGTTGGCCAAGCCGTCTTAACTCTGATTGCAAGAACGCCTGGTCGTAGAAGTCACTGGCTGGGTAGAACAAAGCCTTGAACCCTGTTTGTCCCATGACTGACTCATCCCAGAAGTTTTTTGCATCGTTGAATCCATTGGCTGTAGTTTCAATGATAAACCGACCATTAGGCACAACTGCCGAGCCAGCACCAGCCATGATCTTCATCAGGTGTCGGTAAAATGCCGCTTCAGATAAGTGTAGATTGTATACTGTTTTAGATCGTCCAAACTGTACGTTCTGAGCCGTACCGATTGTAAACTTAGATCCGTTGTACTCGTTGACCATTTCAAACCGAGAGTTGTATTTCATAGGTACTTTTTGGTGGTTTATATCTGCGAACTCCTCAAGGTATAGCTTCACACGATCCAATAAACCTATGGCGTTCTCTGCTTCATCAGCCACAACAATAGAATGCGTGTCTGATTCCTGCAAGAAGTCTGTTGCAAATATAGCTAGAATAAGAGAGCTGAAGCCCTGCTGACGAGCTTTAAGTATAAAGTCTCTGCCGGTAGCTTCACCGATATATTTATGCTGTACATTGTTAGGGGCAAACGGGACACGCTCTTGCTTTTTATTTATAATGCGAAAGTTATCACGGATGTATGCGTCATAAGGAG